TCGCTATTGAAGAGGCGGATGTGGACTTCTTCATTACCAACCCGCCATGGTCCCGGCCTATTTTACACCGGCTCATTCTCCACCTCTCCGAAATAAGGCCTACATGGCTGCTTTTTGACGCAGACTGGATGCACACCAAGCAGGCCGCGCAATATCTGGAGTACTGCCGGAAGATTGTGTCGATTGGCCGCGTGAAGTGGATCCCGGACAGCCCGCATACAGGAAAAGACAATTGCGCGTGGTTTCTTTTTGACTACAGCACCAGCGAGACACCACCGGAATTTTGGGGCCGCGGACCCAAGAAAGATGTTATAGCATAGGCGACCGTTTCGGACCTCCCCTTGCGGCAGCGCGCTTTGACTCCCGCTGCTGCACGAAACGGTCACCTGACGGTGGGGGCACGCAGTGCCCATGGCCCCCACCGTCTTTTTTACAGGAGGCCCCGGTCGGCATGGGCGGGACAAAAAAAGAAGAAGCATGGGCAGGGCTGACCTGCTCGATCTGCGGCAGCCCTGTTGATCTTGAGGGCGAGGGCGGAATTGCCGGAGATTTCGGCATCTGCCCGGTGGCGTTCTGCGTCTGGTGCTACGCTTCCATCGTGGACATGGTGACCCAAGGTTGCGCCCGATGCCACGACGACGAAGACTAAAAACCCCCTCCAAAAATAAACCGTTGACGCCAGTGTTTTTTGTTCCTATGTTATGGGACTAATCCCAACATACTAGGAGGCGGCAATGTTTATTGGATCAGAATACAAGCTTCGCGAGGATCGCGAAGCGGCGTCGGAGACCTCGCTCGGCTACAAAAGAATTGTGATCAAGGACCGGGTGTTGTCCCGCACGGAGACCCGACGAAAAAAAGATGCCCTGTTTGTTGAGGTTACGTCCTACCACTACACCTTGATGTGCCTCGTGGACGGCTACTATTCGGCGGAGATCATCGAGAACCAACTCCAGAGCGAGGTCACCGCCGGGCTCTACGAATTTAGTGTGTTCGGAGCATGAACGAGGCAGAGCGTTTCATACAGGGCATGCACTGGCTGGGCACGCAACTGTCGGCCCCTACCCTAACCGAGCGGCGTATAGCCCGGTGCGAGGAAGCACGCGACACGGCCCACGATCCTGATATCCAGATTCTCTGGGAAGGAAAAGCACGGCAACTGCGCGACAAGCGCACGAAGGAGGCAAACTAATGAAGATTTTTGATTGGTTACTCGGCAAAAACAGGCAAAAACCGCAACCGCCCGAAGAGGATTTTGATTGGTTACTCAACAAACCCCTAAAAAAGACCGACGCCTATGATTTCGGATGGACGGCCATGGCGGCGGTGTACAACGGGAAGAATAAAGCGCAGATCGAAGAGGAAGCGGCTACGGAGCCCCGGAAGTTTCACCGGGTGCCAAAATGGACGCATGCCGGGTTCGACGGGAAGGACATCTGGTGTCCGAACTGCTCTAAAAAAACCCGCGTCTCTAATTTTGCGTGGACCTCCATGGTGTGCCAGTCGTGCCGGTCCATCGTGGACAAGTACGAATGGCTGATGCCGGTCCAGTAATAATTGATAAAAAGGAGACAAACGATATGCGCCAACTAGAGATGTTCAAAAATGTCCGACGCAATGATTCGGACACTTCCTTTGCCGCAGCGGCGTCTATGGAGACGGCAGCGAAGCGGTACAAGGCAATCGTCTACCGGACATTGCTGCACTTCGGACCCATGACATCCGAAGAAATTGCGGGCCGCTGCGAACTGGATTACCCACAGGTTTGGCGGCGTGTCAGCGACTTGCGCCGCGACAACGTGATTCACGATACGGGCGAGCGTAGAAAGAACAGCAGTGGCCGCATGGCTGGCGTGTGGGCCGTGAACAAGGAGACTTCATAATGATTGACGCAAAACACACTCCGGGATCAGGGCACTGGGAAACCTTCCTGCCCTACAAAAGCATGGGCCGCTCCGTCCGTTGACAAGAGAGAGCCACTGTGACGGTTTACGACGAAACAACGCTGGGAGCGGCTGAGCTTCGGCGACAGATCAAGTTTTCCGGCGTCTTGAAAATGGGCGAGGCTGCCTGCACACATAACGCAATCGTCGGGCAATATACCCACCCCATGGGGCCGGTGTGCAACGTTTGCCGAGGCATTGGGTACGTGTTCGACAAAAATGACTGGGCGTCTCAGAGTATCTGCCCGAAATGCAACAGCCGAGGAGTGATGGATGATTAGAATTGCAATGATAGTAGCCTTGATGATGACCGTAGCCAGTGGGGGACTTTCCGCCGATGACAAAAACGGCAGAATATGCCTCGCCGAGGCGTTGTACTACGAGGCGCGAGACCAAGGATGGCGGGGCATGCTCGCGGTCGGAATCGTCATTCAAAATAGAGTGAGAGACGCACGCTACCCGGAAACGGCATGCGGCGTCGTCCGCCAAGGGAAGTACTGGCGCGGCAAACCCGTCAGACACCAGTGCCAGTTTTCGTATTACTGTGACGGCAAACCCGAGCGGCCAGCGGAGAAAGAAGCGTGGCGACAAGCAGTGGACATCGCGACCCTGCTCACGACTACAGACGTTGAGATTGCAGGGCTGGAAGGCGCAACCCACTATCATGCGACCTGGGTCCAGCCCTCATGGTCCACGGCACTCGTAAGACGGAAACAAATAGGAGGACATATATTCTATGCACACAGATAGGAAGTGCTCTCACTGCGGCGGTCTCGACGAATTTCTGTACGAAATGGACTGGAAGCCCGTTTATTACTGCGCCACATGCGACGTTGAATCCGGCAGCGGAGCGGAGATGGCAGGGCCGGACGAGCGGCGGGAGGAAAAGGCGGGGGAGTAGCCTGTCGCCGATTCGTTCTACCGGAGAGGGGTTGCAGTAGCCTTTTCTACCGGAGAGGGGTTGCAGTAGCCTTTTCTACCGGAGAGGGGTTGCAGTAGCCTTTTCTACCGGAGAGGGGTTGCAGTAGCCTTTTGCCGATTCGTTCTCACTTTGTTCCAAAGTTATCCACAACTTTCTTAAAGTTATCCACAGAAAAGTGGGTCGCCTGTGGATAACTCCCTTGAATGTATGGGATTAATCTGGTAGAATCCTCCAAGATAAGAAATCGACCGACCGGGGCGACGCGGACTAGGGCCGCCTCTCTGACCCCCGGCGCGGAGATCATGCTGTTTGACATTGTGAAATATGAAAGCTGTTTGGATGAGCCGTGGGCCTTTTGCAAAGGAGTCAACCATGGCGAAAATCAAACTAAAAGCCATCACTGATGGCAAAGACAAGAACCGATATTGCGGGCCTTCCGTAATATCGGCACTAACCGACCTGACGACCGGAGAGGCCGCGAGGCTGATCCGAAAGCAGAGCGGTCGCCCCAAGATCACGGGGACAAGCACTAGCCAAGTGCTAGACGGTCTCCGGGCTTGCAACATCAAGGCTTGCCGGTGGGAGAAGCCCGGTGTCCGATTAAATCGGAAAACCGGGCCAACCCTAGCCGGGTGGCTAAAAATGTCGCAGGAAGATCGAACCCCCGGACGGGTTTTCCTGATTGTGGCAGGGTGGCACTGGCAACTGGTCAGCGGTCGCCGCTACACCTGCGGTCGCATACGAGAGATCGTGTCGATCAAAGACAAGCGGGTGAAGCGGAGGGGCCGCGTTGCAGAGGTTTACGAACTGACCTCGGACAACGTCACACGGCCCGACATCGACGTGTCGAAGCCAAAAACGAAGTCAAACCCCTACTACTACCGGGTCAAGAAAATGATCCGGGAGAACCCGGAGTTTGGCATCACCTATGAAAAGGACGACATCAGACGTGACTTGTACTGGGTAACAATGTCAGACGAACTGGAGGAGCGTGCCACCGAACTTGAACATCCGCTGTGCGACGAGCATTACTGCTACGACCTACAGGACGTGGCATGGCGTATAGAGGAGATGGTGGAGTTCGGGAAGGAACACTACCCGAAGGTAATTAGTCAGTAATCAGAGACCACGGCCCACGGTTCTTTTAAACAGCTTACAAATTGGTTGGGTAATTTCACAGCCTACAGAGAGGCGAACCGCTGTACCATATAGTAGTAAATTTACAAATTAAGAAAAAATAAACTCCCGAGTTATTGGGCGGTACACATGGTACATATGGTACAGTCAGCTAACCATATCTTATATAAGGGTTTTTCGGATTATTGGTGTACCACGAACTGTACCACTCCTCGAGAGACGGTACAGCATTTCCCCGTTAAAAATAGTGCATTTTTCGGAAAAGAGGTGTAAAGTAACTGCGGTTAACGGGGAAAAGCTGTTTTTCCCCGGAAAAGTGGTGGTACAGAGGCGGTACAGCAGTGCTACGCCGTTGATTTTAAACAGTAAAAGACCTTTTGGAGGGTGAAAATGCCTAACTCTAACGTTCCGGGTCCACCGGTCGGTGGTACGCCTAAAAACAACGATATTCGCGGCCCAAATCGCAAGCTGACGCGACGGCAAGAGAAGTTCGTGAAGGAGTTGGTCGCGAACGACGGACTCATCACCATGCGAGAAGCAGCGTGCCGCGCTGGTTACCCTCCAAGATCCGCACATTCTAGGGCGTGGGAACTAACAAACAACAACATCAGCCCGCATGTCGTCGCGGAGATCGCTCGGTATCGAGACGAATTAGACGAGATGTATGCGGTTGGGTACAAAAAGCATGTCCGCGACCTCCAGAAGATACGCGATCTGGCACTGGCAGGAGGTGCCTACAGCGCCGCCGTGCAGGCGGAGTATCGTCGAGGGCAGGCCCAAGGTGACATATACGTTAGCAAATCAGAAATCAGGACCGGCTCCATTGATCAGATGAGCCGCGCAGATGTGGAGAAAGAACTTGAGCGTATCCGAGCAGGATTTGAGCAAATTATTGACATCACTCCAGAAGCCGTCGAAATCAAAGAAATCGATCCCGAAGGGAGCGCTGAAGAACCGGGAGAGCGGCCTGTGGCAATTAATAAGAAACG